CTGGTGCAGCACTTCCTGCGTCAACAGTAAACCCAACAATCATTCAATACCGCGGCCGCGAAGTTAAGTTGGCAGGTGAGCGTATCTTTGATCCGTTCACAATCACAGTTGTCAACGACACTGCGATGTCACTTCGTCGTCCATTCGAAGAATGGATGAATGGTATGAATGATTTAGAAGCCAACACTGGTATTCTAAATCCAATTGACTATCAAGTTGATATGTCAGTAGAACATCTAGATCGTAATGACGATCAACTTATGACTTATGTTCTTTATAATGCTTTCCCGATTAACATGTCGGAAATTGGTTTACAGTATGGTCAGAATGACGTAATTGAAGAGTTCACCGTAACCTTTAACTACTCACATTATCTGACTGCATAATTCCATCCAACTAGGATAATTTAATGCAGATATTTGGTTATAAAATTGAAAGGTCTACGGCGTCACAAACTGAGAAATCGTTTGTGGCGCCAACGGACGATGGTGGCGTAGAAACTATCAGAGCCGGTGGCTACTATGGCACATACATCGATATCGACGGCACCGCAAATAATGAAATAGAATTAATTCGTAAGTATCGTGAGATTTCTATGATGGCAGATATCGATACTGCTATTGATGATATCGTAAACGATTCAATTGCAAATCTTGACGATGAAGCTCCAGTAAAAATTGATCTTGATGAAGTAGAATTGTCAAAGAATATTAAAAAAATGGTGCAAGATGAATTTCAACTGCTACTTAACATGTTGGACTTCAATCTGAGAGCGCAAGATTACTTTAGACACTGGTACATTGACGGAAGATTGTTCTTCCATAAAGTTGTTGATACTGCAAATCTAAAGAAGGGTCTAGCAGACATTCGCTATATTGACCCAAGAAAAATTAAGAAGATGAGAGAGATCCTAAAAGAAAAGGATACAAAAACGGGTGTAGAGTTCATTAAAGAGATTAAAGAATATTTTATCTACAATGAACGCGGTCTAGTTCCAAACAAAACTTTCACGCCAGCTGCCTCTATCTCTTCTACCGCCGGTGCCACCATGCGCATCGAAAAAGATTCTATCTGCTTTGTTCCTTCTGGCTTGAAGGACATGGACAGAAACATGCCGTTATCTTTTTTGCACAAGGCTATTCGCCCAGCAAATCAGTTGCGTATGATGGAAAATGCCGCAGTCATCTATCGTATCACGAGAGCTCCAGAGCGCCGCGTATTCTACGTTGACGTTGGCAATCTTCCAAAGATTAAAGCCGAACAGTATCTCAAGGGTATCATGAACCAGTATCGTAACAAGGTTGTTTACGATTCTCAGACTGGTGAAATCCGTGACGATAAAAAGTTTATGTCAATGCTTGAAGATTTCTGGTTGCCTCGCCGCGAAGGTGGCAGAGGAACACAGATTGAAACTCTACCAGGTGGTCAGGGTCTAGGCGAAATGGGAGACATTGAATACTTCCAGCGCAAACTATATCAAGCGTTGAACGTTCCGATGTCAAGACTTGAACAGCAAACTGGCCTGAACTTTGGTCGTGCTGCCGAAATCAATAGAGACGAATGGAAGTTTACGAAGTTTATTTCTAAACTGCGCCGTCGTTTCACACTTCTATTTGATGATCTACTAAAGACACAACTTATTCTCAAAGGTATCATTACCGAGGCCGACTGGGAAAAGATGAGATATGATATCAAGTATGTTTTTGCAACAGATGCTTTCTATACAGAATCCAAAGAACAACAAATTCTACAATCTAGAGTTGAAATTCTTCAAGGTGTTGCACCGTTTATCGGCACAATGTATAGTAAAGAATATGTTCAAGATAAAATTCTTAAATTGTCAGACGACGAAATTGAAGAGATTAAGAAGCAAAATGATGCAAGTCCTCCTGAAGTTTCGCCGCCCGACTATTCACCACTAGAAGGCGAACCTCCAGCAGAGGTTCAACAGCAAAATCAAGGACAAGATGATGGACAACAGTAACATTAGTGACTTAATAAATAACATTGAAAGCGGCACCTTTGCAGATGCTGAACAAGTTTTTAATGATATTATGGACCTTAAAGCAGGCGAACAGTTAGATCAAATGCGACAAGATATGGCAGCCGGAATTTATAACGACACGCCAGAAGATAATGATGTTGAAGATTTCGATCACTACGAAATCACCGACGAAAATGACCATGGCGATTTAGAAGAAATAGAGGACACCGATGAAGACCTATAAGCAACTTCAAGAGCGCATCAACATGGCGAAAGCCAAGATGGGTGATGTCATCAAGGACTTCCAGGACTCCGATGCTCCTCAATTCAAGGGCAAGTCGGACGAAAAGCGCCGCCAGATGGCGATTGCTGCTAAGTTGTCAAACGAAGAAGTCGAACTTGATGAAAAGTTTCAGGTTCACTATTATAACAAGAAGGGCGAGCATGTCAATAGTTCTTCAATCTTTAGTGATAAGGTAAAGGCAGATGCTCATGCCAAGCGTGGCAATTCTATCGACCAAGCCGGCGGCAAGTATGTTGTCAAGAAACTGGCAAACGAAGAAGTCGAAGAACTAGAAGAGCTTTCCAATTCAACTATGGGTTCTTACACAAAGAAAGCCGCAGCCGACTTTGATGCTCGTAAACCTAAGATGGGGTATGACGGTCAACTAAAGAAAATGCAGAATCGCAAGATCGGTGTCAACCGCGCTCTTGATAAAATGTATGGTGAAGAAGTTGAACTTGACGAAGGTCGTATGAAAGAGATTGCCATGGACATTAACTCCATGGACGATAAAGGTTTCAAAGCCAAACACAGGAAGTCAAAGCAAGAGATGCAGTCTGCTCTAAAGTCGGAAGAACTAAAGGGTGATCAACATAAGATTGACGCTAATAAGAATGGTAAAGTTGACGGCCACGATTTTAAACTTCTTCGTTCGAAGAAGAAAGTTGAAGAGTCTTCTGATTTAAAGCCATTCATCGTGGTTCACGCCAAGCATGGTAAGTTTGAGACTCATGCGGGTTCTACATATGAGGCTGCTAAGAATGCGGCCGCTCATTGGAAAACGAAAAAAGGTACAGCTGGTATGGATGTGCATCGTGCGGACGTCACGCATTCGACACAGCATGTCGGCTAACAAGTAAAGGGAATAGTAAATGGCAACGAAAACGGTACTAAAGTTAACACAAGTTCACGGCGTGGTCAAAGTGCGCGGGACTGGGAACGCCACTATTGCCCTTGCTACTGACCTAAAGAAGTCATCTGAAACACAGTCTTCACCTAGAGTGAACATTCGCACACTTCACTGGGCGTTGTCAGTAGGCTCTACTGCTACTATTACTAGAGACAGCGAAGTTCTATATTATCTTTCCGGTTCGGGTAAGATGGAATTTATGGGATGGTCGGATAACGAAGAAAACGGTTCAGATATTGTTGTAGATTTTTCCTCAGGTACTGGCGCAGTAGTTCTAGAACTTGCTAAGGTTTCGTTATATCACAGAAGAAAAGAACGGTAAGAAAGCACTCTATATTGAGGGCGTTTTCCTGCAGTCCAACATTAAAAATCGTAACGGTCGTATGTATCCATCGGAAATCATGGGTAAAGAAATCAATCGTTACATGAAGGAAGCAGTAGAGAATAATAGAGCCTTCGGTGAATTAGGACATCCGGATGGTCCATCAATCAATTTAGATAGAGTATCGCATATCATTACAGAACTTCGTCAAGATGGCGATAACTGGGTTGGTAAAGCGAAGCTGACAGAAACACCAATGGGCAATATCGCTCGTGGTCTAATTGAGTCTGGCGGTCAACTTGGCGTTTCGTCAAGAGGCCTCGGTACTTTGAAGGAAAACAGAGACGGTGTTCAAGTTGTGCAAGATGACTTTCATCTAGCGACAGCGGCTGATATCGTAGCTGACCCCTCAGCACCAGATGCCTTTGTTCGTGGCATCATGGAAAATAAAGAATGGGTAGTTGTGAATGGTGTTTGGACCGAACAGCATTGCGATATGTCCAAGAAGTATATTAAGAAAGCAAGTAAGAAACAACTCGAAGAAGCAAAGATTCAAGTCTTTGAACGTTTCTTGCGTCATCTTTCTTCAAAGTAATATTTTTATAAATAGAATATAAAAATCCATTTAGGAGACGCAAATGAGTGTAGAAAACAAAATCAGAGAGTTGCTAACTAAGAAGCAACTATCCGAGGAAGTTCTAGATGAGAAGGTTGCAGGTGATGCAACTAACCCTAAACAGGGTTCTTCCGAAGACGCACCTGCTGCTGGCAAACTAGGCGCTGCCGGTGGTAAGGATACATCCATCCCAGCTAAGGTTGCAGGCGATCAAACACAACCTCGCCAAGGTGATTCCCAGGATGCTCCAATTTCCAGCGAACGTGATGAAGAAACTGATAATCCAGGTGCCAAGGAAGCTGCTCCAGTTTCCAGCAACCAGGCTACACTTTCTCAGGGCGGCGCAGGTAATGCACCTAACTTCACGACCCATAGTGACCCAACTTCGGTTGTAAACATGGCATCGTCAAAGGGTAATGTTCATCAAGAAGAAACAGAGGAAGATGGCGAAATGATTGAAGAAGATTTCACTGCCGATCTTGCTACTCTCTTTGATGGTAACGAAGACCTATCAGAAGAATTCCGTGGCAAAGCATCGTCGCTCTTTGAAGCAATGGTAACTGCCCGTGTAGCCAATCAAATTCAGCAAATCGAAGAAAGTCTAATCTCCGAAGCGGCTGAATTGATGGAAGAGTTCAAGGCCGACTTGACCGAGAAGGTCGATTCTTATCTTGGTTATGTAATTGAAAAGTGGGTTGAAGACAACGCACTTGCTGTTGAAAATGGTCTTCGCACCGACATCGCGGAATCATTCATCAACAGCATGAAAAACCTGTTCGCAGAACATTACATTGATGTTCCCGAAGAGAAATATGATGTGCTTGGTGAAATGCAAGCCCAACTAGAAGAAGTATCTGCTAAGTTGGACGAACAAATTTCTGCAAATGTAGAACTGCACAATAACAATGTAGCTCTTTTGAAGCATGGCGTTTTCGCCGTTGTTTCTGAGGACCTTGCAAAGACCGATGCTGAAAAATTTGAGTCGTTGGTAACTGATGTAGAATTAGCGAACGCAGACATCTTTGAAGAAAAGCTAAACGTCATCAAGGAAAATTATTTCCCTGCTTCTAAGTCAACTACTATCGTGGAAGACAAACTAGAAGATGAAGGCGTGGAAGTCTTAGACGAATCGACAGTCAGTAAGTATGTCCAAGCACTGGATAAGATTGCTGCTCAAAACTAATTTTTTTATAAATAAAAGATATTGACACACAAGGAGAAAACTACATGTTTCTTTCAGAACAACTACAAAAGAAGTGGGAACCTGTTCTAAATCACGGCGGACTCGGCGCGATTAAGGACAACTACCGTCGCGCAGTTACAGCCGTCGTTCTTGAAAACCAAGAAAAGGCTCGCGCCCTTCCTAACCTAATGGCGTATGACGTTGCTGGCGTTCAGCCAATGACTGGCCCAACTGGCTTGATCTTCGCAATGAAGTCAAACTACACCACACAAGCTGGCACAGAAGCTCTCTTCAACGAAGCCGACACAGACTTCTCTGGTGCTGGTACTCACGCTGGTTCGAACCCAGTTGACGGTAGCTACACCACAGGTACTGGTATTGCAACAGTTGATGCCGAGCAACTTGGCGAATCTGGCGGAACCGATTTTGGTGAAATGGCATTCAGCATCGAAAAGACAACTGTTACTGCTAAGACACGCGCTCTTAAAGCAGAATACACAGTTGAACTGGCACAGGATCTTAAGGCTATTCACGGTCTTGATGCTGAATCAGAACTTTCGAACATTCTTTCACAAGAAATTCTGAACGAAATCAACCGCGAAGTTATCCGCACAATCTACAAGGTCGCTAAGACAGGTGCTGCTTCAACTGCAACAGCTGGTACTTTCGATCTTGACGTTGACTCGAATGGTCGTTGGAGCGTTGAGCGTTTCAAGGGTCTTCTGTTCAACATGGAACGTGACGCTAACGTAATCGCACAAGATACCCGTCGTGGTAAAGGTAACTTCATCATCTGTTCGTCAGATGTTGCGGCTGCTCTATCTATGGCTGGTGTTCTTGACACCGGTCTCGCTCTAAAGGGTCCAGGTTCACTTGAGTCGGACGACACAGGTAACACCTTTGTTGGTACAATCAGTGGTAAGAAGGTTTATATCGATCCTTACTCAGCTAACACAGGCGCTGCTAGCCAGTTCTACGTTGTTGGTTATAAGGGCGCTACAGCATATGTTGCTGGTCTCTTCTATTGCCCATACGTTCCACTACAAATGGTTCGTGCTATCGATCCTAACAGCTTCCAACCAAAGATTGGTTTCAAGACACGTTATGGCATGATCGCTAACCCATTCGTAACACAGTCGAACGGCACAACTGACGGTGATACATTCACTGCCAACCGTAACCAATACTATCGTCGCGTTAAGGTTACGAACCTTATGTAATCGATACCTTCCCATTAGAGGAAGGGTTGCAAAAAACTGGGGGGAGCAGAAATGCTCTCCCCTTTTTCGTTATAAATAATAGACGGAGAAAGATATGTCAAGGCGAATTTTAGATACACCGGATACTTTAAATTATCTGAGGCCAAATGGTTTTCAGTTTAATATTGATACGCTTCCTAATGTATCGTTCTTTTGTCAGTCGGCAAACATACCTGCGTTGTCAATCGGTAACGCATATATTGCTAACCCATTGGTAGACTTCACTGTTCCTGGTACCAATCTTACGTATGATGAATTGACCATAAAGTTTATCGTTCAAGAAAACTTCCAAAACTATATTGAGTTACACGATTGGCTAATTGGTCTAGGCTTTCCAGAAGAGCGTAACCAGTATAAAGAATTCAAACAAGCCAGAGGCGGAACCGAAAAAGGCTTTAGTAGCTCTGGTGATTATTCTGATGGAACATTAGTTGTTCTAGATTCCGATCTAAATAAAGCGATGGAAATTAAATTCATTGATTGTTATCCAACAACTTTGCAAGGACTGGAATTTGATATCAGTGATGGTAATGTCCAGTATCTTACAGCACAAGTCACTTTTAAATATACGATGTATAAGTTTATTCAATAACTATTGAGGTTATATTATGAAATTATCAGAAGTCCAAGAAATGTGGACAAGCGATTCTAAAATAGATGAGTTAAATCTAGGCAGAGAATCTACTAAAACACCAGAATTACATGCAAAGTATTTGAATATTCTTTCAAATACTAAACTGCAACTGCGAAAAGCAGAAGCAGATTACTATCGTTTGCGCCGCGATAAAGCAAAATACTTTCGAGGTGAAATGACCCTAGATGAACTACAAGATAAGGGCTGGAACCAGTATCAAGGCCTAAAGCCATTGAAGCATGATATGGAAGACCGCATCAACTGTGATGAAGATATCATTCGAGCTATGGACAAAGTAGAATATGTTAAAGCCTTACTCTACCAATTAGAGCAAATTATACGCTCACTAAATAGTAGAACATGGGATATTAAGAATGCCATTGAGTGGACTAAATTTACAAACGGATTGATGTGAGTGATCTAAAAGTTTCCAAGAAAAATGAGGTGCATCTGAAGGTCGATTGTGACCCAGGTATTGCACAAGAAATAAATGATTACTTCACTTTTGAAGTCCCGGGCGCACGTTTCATGCCAACGTATCGTGCTAAACTATGGGACGGTAAAGCCAGACTGTTCAATATATGGACAAAAGAACTATACGTTGGTCTTCTACCTTATCTCAGAGAGTTTGCCGAGCGACTTGACTACACCGTAGACGTTGACATGGAACGCATTGGTGATCCAGTTACTATGAAAGATGTGCAGAAGTTTGCGGAATCTTTGAACTTACATAGCCAAGATAAGCCAATTGAGACAAGAGACTACCAGTTAGAAGCGGTTAAATATGCTATTCGTATCGGTCGCACACTGCTACTATCACCTACCGCATCGGGTAAGTCGCTCATCATCTATCTGTTAATGCGTTATCATCAACAGTTTGGTCGTAAGCAGTTGATTATTGTTCCTACCACTTCGCTCGTAGAACAGATGTATAAAGATTTTCAAGACTATGCATCACACACCGAGTGGTACGTATCTCAGAACTGCGCCAAGATTTACGCTGGCCATGAAAAGTCAAACGAAGCATCGATTGTAATTTCCACATGGCAGTCCATCTACAAACTACCGAAGAAATTTTTTGCCGAGTTTGATGTTATCTACGGAGACGAAGCACACTTATTCAAAGCAAAGTCGCTGACATCCATCTTTGACAAATGCACTGAAACGAAGTATCGCATCGGTACCACCGGAACATTAGATGGAATGAAGACCCATAAACTTATTCTTGAGGGTCTGTTCGGTAAGGTAAAGAAAGTTATCTCTACTAAAGAACTGATGGACCAAGGCTCAGTTGCTGATCTTGACATTCATTGTATTCTACTGGACTATACGGACGAAGAAAAGAAGGTACTGAAGACCTACACATATCAAGAAGAGATGGACTGGTTGGTCACACACCCCAAACGCAACAACGTTATTAAGAACCTTGCTACAACTCAAAAAGGTAATACACTTGTTCTATTTCAGTTTATTGAAAAGCACGGCCAAGTTTTGTATGATTTAATTAATAATAAGGTCGGAGATACTCGCCAAGTTTTCTTTGTCCATGGTGGTACAGACACACAACAGCGAGAAGCGATTAGAGATATTACTGAAAAAGAAAAAGACGCCATCATTATAGCGTCCTACGGCACGTTTTCAACGGGTATAAATATAAGAAATCTGCACAACGTTATCTTTGCATCACCTTCCAAATCGCGCATTAGAAATCTACAGTCAATCGGTAGAGGACTTAGAAAAGGTACCGACAAAACAATGTGCAGGCTATTTGATATCGGTGATGACCTAACATGGAAGAGCCGAAAGAACTATACTCTTTCCCATATGGTGGAAAGAATTAAGATATATAATGAAGAAGGTTTCAACTATAAACTAGTGAGAATACAGCTATGAGCGAAGTCACTGTTCTGAGGTTAAAAAATGGCGAAACACTAATAGCAAGTGTTCGCCTAGCAGACCCTAATAATTATTGGTTAGACGATCCTATTGCCGTCATTGCGGTCCAAGTCAACCGCGACGGTGTAAACGGAGAAACTTTTCTCTTGAAACCATGGATTGGAATTTCGCCGGATAAAAGTTTTCTTTTAAGTGCCAAAGAGATACTTACCTCTTGCTCTTTAAAAGAAAATCTGCTACAACAGTATCTCTCTTACACGGGCAATTACCCCGAACCGATAGAAGACATTGAAGAGTTAAACGAGATAGAAATTCTTCAATCAAGAATACTAAGAAGTAAAAGATTACTTAATTGATTCATTTTTGAAGAGCTACACTCTTCTTATACCACAAGAATCACTAGTTGTAAATACTTTTTTTAATAAAAATGTTGCCATATACAAAAAAATGTAGTATAACAGATTATATCATGATGGAGGTCCTAATGGCCAAGAATAAAAAAAATAATGTTCACTACGTAGATAACGCCTTGTTTCTAGAAAAAATTACAGAGTATAGAGAAAAGGTTTTGGCTGCTAAAGCTGAACCAGACTATGATAGTAGTAAGAAGCCTCGTGTGCCCAATTATCTGGGTGAATGCTTCCTTAAGATTGCCAATCACTTGGCATATAAAAGCAATTTTATTAACTACACATATCGGGATGAGATGATATCAGATGGAATTGAAAATTGCATTACTTACATCGATAACTTCGATCCTGCTAAGTCTAAGAACCCCTTTGCATACTTCACACAGATTACGTATTATGCCTTCTTACGCCGTATTGCGAAAGAGAAGAAGCAACAGTCTGCAAAGTACCGATACATTCGTAATCTAGATGTCCATGATTTGATTACACAAGACCACGACGGCGGTGATTATGGAAATGAGTTCATTGACTATCTTAAAAAGACGATTGACCTGGTAGAAGACTATGATAAGCCAGCAGAGGTCAGTAATATTCCTAAGCGCCGACCAAAATATCTGGATAAACAAAAAACTATTGACTCGGGACTAGATTTAGAGTAATATGAGAACATCACTCTAATTGAAAGGTACATTTATGATTGATTTTCCAAAAACTAATACTGCTGTT